CTGTTTCTATCAGTGGATCAAGTAGCTCATTATTAAGGCGCTCAACCACTGGCCCTAACATCAGCATCTTTTCTTCATTACGCGCAGCCACTTCGGTTGCGGTCATGCGCGTATCTTGCTGACTGATAGCCATGAAAATATCAGAGAAGAACGCCCCATTAATACGGGTACGCACGTCTTGAATATCCATAAGCAAGGTTTGCAGATTAAGAGTGACCTCAAAGGCAGTCTTAACACCTTGAGTACCAGACGACGCATCGTAATAAGAGATACCGCCGGGGAATAACTCGATCTCTCTATTCTTCATGCTCGATGGCACTTGAATAGGGGGATTGGCTTGATAGTCGATAGCTTGAGACTTGCGAAACTGCTGTGCTTGTAACTGTTTGATATCGCCCAGCGCTTCCATACCTGGTGAAACGCCATAAATATCACCCCCCACGGTAGTCCAGCGAGGCGAGACACAAGGGAAGGTCTGATAGCCTGATTCACGTAGAACCTTCTTATCACCGGCATTACGCTCGAAGTACACCGACTTGAACGGCATATTAAGATTGTCTTTTTTACTCTGATCTCGATCAGCTCTTGGCTCGATGGCGTGAATCAAAGTGACCCACTGATCAAGACTGCCTCGCTGATAAGCAGACTTAACCACAGATGAGCAGTTATCTAAACCGAACTCACCTACGATTTCAGCGACGGTCTTATCGAACTCTCGATATAAAGTATTGACCTCGCCCTTCCAGTTGGTCGTGATGGCATACTCACCAATAGTGAAGGCGTGTAAGTGGATGATGTTATTGAAGTCTTCAGCAATTAAAGCAGAGGCCGTACCAAATGCGCCCAGCTCTTCATACATGGAGTGTAAGACGCGATAGCAGTTTGACTTAGCCAGCACATCACTAACTTGATCGGATACCGCATTAAGCCAGACTTTAACTGGCTGATAGGCCATCAAGTCGGTATCGGTGACGGATAATCTAAACCAAGGCCGTGAGGGTGAAGTCATGCCTGACATCATGCCAGCCGCTAAGACTCTAAGTGCTCTAGTGCCTGTTGAGTCATAAATGGTATTGTGGCGTTTAAAGCCCTTGTTTCTGTCGCCAATGAAATAACGACCATTGACTGGCAATAGATTACGGCTTACGTCCGACCACTGCTGTAGCCAAGTAGAACGCTCCATTTTAAGGGCGTTCCAGCGGCTATTAAGTAGTTTGATTTCTTCTGCCACTTATGCGCCTAGCAAAGTCTTCTTGGCTAAAGTGCCAGGAGCAACTGGATCACCTTGGCCACCGGTTAATAGCGTCGTTGTTACTCCGCCACCGCCTTGCGCTACGTTCTGTGTGCCTACATCAGCCACAACTGCCTTTACATCAGGCGCATGAGCTAATTGTGGTGGCGGTGGTGGTGGAGCTGGCGCTGGGATGTCTGGGGCTGAACACATAATTGACTCTCACTTTTAAAGTTAATGAGAGTTTAATGCGTCGATGTCATATCATCCACACGACCTATTTATGCAGGCGCTCACTAAAGCGAGTTCGCTCTTTGATGATGTCTCTAATTGTAGACTTTGAGCAGTCGAACTTGTCGGCCAATTGTTGATAGCTGAATGAACCAGTATCGTATGCCGCCCTAATGGTTGCGCAGTCATCATCTGATAAGGTCGTCTTGGGATGCTCCTCGCCACAAACTTTTCCAGTACCCGGCCCCCTCTTTAGCATCAGCCAGTCAGGCAGATTGACTACCGTCCAAGCGATGACCTTCATATTAGGGGTAAATACGCCAATGACTGACTCGCCAGACTCCATCAGCATCAGGCATGGATAAGACAGGGGGACTGCACAGTGTGATGCTCTAAGCCATTTAATCATATTATCTCGCGAAGGGATCATGTCCACGCATAGCATCGGTGCGCGGTCTATTGTTTTGGAGGGCATGCTTAGGTGATACCGGATAAGCAAAGGTTAGGATCAGGGCATCAAACTTGTCAGGACTGCGACCGATGGCTTCCTTAATATCGTCCTTAGCGCATAACCTAAATTTATCGCCTTGAAAAGTGTAGGTCATAGCGCAGAGTTCTTCCTTCAGCTCAAGGTCGTCCGGCAAATTACCGCCTGAAGTCACCCACTTTGACAGCTCAAAGGCCATTTCGGAGCGCTTGTTAAAATAGCGGCTATCTGTCGCCTTGCCACCAAACTGCACACCGATAGGATCTTTATTGATTTGCCTAAGGGCATCAATCACCCCCGCCCCGTAGCCGCCGGTCTCATCAACAAAACAGGCGTCGGCCTCATGCTTATCGATTTCCTGACTCACTTGGGTAGCCACTAACATAGTATCTGGGATTTTCATCAGTCGAATCGGAAAGGCCACCATGCCTTTACGTCTAGCAATAGCGCTAGAGTCATCGCCTTGTCTTGCCACATCAACCCCTAATATTGTCGCGGCATGATCTTGTGAGCTTAGCGGAGATATTCTAGCCATCGAAGCTTCTACATCATCCATACCAAACAGCGCATTAGCTGAGGTAGAAGGAAAGACGCCACGCACCCGTACCCTTACAAAGTCATGATCTTCACCATAATCATCAATCCATTTCTGAATCTGCCCCTTGTTACTAATCTTTACGGTACGGCTATCAATTTGTTTAGTTGTCCAGCGGTGCTTGAACTTACCAAAGCATTCACGAAAGCGCCCTATGTTTTGGGTAGGATTACCAAAGCAACACCAAATGATTTCAGTATTAGAGTCGGTCAAAGCCCCTTCGGACACCTCCCAAATTAAATCAGAAATAGCACTAGCCTCGTCATAAATCAGCAAAATGCGCTTACCTAGATTGTGCATCCCGGCAAAGGCTTCTGTGTTAGCCTCAGACCACGCCACCATATCAATGCGCCAAGTCTTTTCATGAGCAGGATCTTTAGCAAACAATGCGGTCGCGGTCATCTTAAACCAGTGCGAGGTAATACAGATTCGATGCCACTTGGCCAACTCCGCCCACGTTTTAGTTTTAAGCTGATTCTCTGTATTAGCTGTCACCACACCCTTGCAATCTTCACAGGTAGACATCGCCCACTCGATTAACCAAGCCACTAAGGCAGACTTACCGATACCATGACCTGATGCCACCGCTATCTGTATCGCCTCAGTTGCCGAGATACCGGCGCGAAGTTGCTGAGCAATTTCCGTTAAAATTTCTCGCTGCCAACTATCAGGGCCATTAGGAAACTCAACTAGAGGGCCAACACCCCAATCAAAGGCAAACAGCACAAAGCCCAGCGGGTCATGAGTAAAGGTAGCGATCTTATTAATCAGCTCAGTTTCTAAATCAACCCGCATCTTTTTCCCGCTCCCTAGCCCGCTGTAGTCTATCGGCAATGGTATCGGTCAACTCAACTTCAATCTTATCTACAAACATCTTCAAATGCTTACCTTGCAGCTCGCAAGCTTTTAGCGCCCCGGCATGGTTAATCATCTTGCCGTCTTCTTCCTGTTGCATAGCGTTCAGCTTAATGAGTTCAATGTCATCAAGCACTTTGTCTACGGTAATTTGAGTGCGCTCAGACCTTGCAGCCTGTGCCTTTTGGATAGCGGATTGAATATTAGCTTTTGTTAGCAATTTTGATGCTGTAACATTTGCGCTTCTTTCAGCATACCCTGCCCTAATAGCGGCTTGAGTTGCATTCAAGTCGATCAAGTATTCTTCTATAAATCTAGCTTGCTTGGGAGTCATGATTCTACCATCTTGCAGCCGTTATCATGACGTGCAGCATATATATAATACCCAGTACATAAGGAATTGCTTCTAAGCTCATATCTCAAACACCATCTTGCTTACCCCTTTTTGATATTCTTTCGTAATTATCATTGTCGTAAAATGCCCGTCATCAATTTTCAGGGCTTGCGAAAACCCGTCAATGTGGGCTTTAGCGCTGGCTAATGAGTTATCAATATCATGATTACGTTTAGTTGGATGGATAAATGTAATTCGTAGTGCTGTAGATATAGCAGGGATACCGCCCATCTCGAAAATCTTAGCCCTAGTTAGGTAATAACTTAACTCTTTCGCCGCATCCTTTAACTTTTTTGTGCTTTTCCAGTGCTGGCCGTTGCGTTGGTTCGGCGATAACTTAGGATCTGGCTTTTCAAATTCGACAATCATGATTTAAGTAATCCATTGACCTTATCCAGAAGCTCTTGCTCAGTCCCATAGATAGACTGCCAAATAGTTTTATTGTCATGTAGCGATACACCTTCACCACCGTATTGGTGATGGCGTGGACATAAGGGGATAACCTTGTCATGGTCACGACCTCCACCCATATGGGTTTCTATGTGATGAATAATTGCAGGGCTACGGCATATCAAACAGCCTAGCCCTGCTACTCTATCAAACCAGCGTTTTTGTTTAGCGGTGGCTTGCTTAGACATTAGCCGTAAACCTTACATCTAATTCAGTCACCGCATAAGCGTATAACTGTTCAAAATATAAACTCATGCCTTTAGTCGTCAGTTTGGTTGTGCTGCCTACCATCATCAACTTACCGTCCGGCATTTCTTGATATTTAACGTAAGCAGGCAATGTAAGTTCCTCGCTTGCCTCATCCGGTAAAAACAATGCTTTTAAATGCTCATGCCATACAGCAGGCGTAAAGCCTTTGCCATCAATGCGCACTTGTCGCGATATGTCACCCAGTATGGCTTTCCATTGATAACGATTCTGGCCGCCTGTACGCTTCTTGACGTGCTTTTGTATGACGACCTCCATACTGCCATCAGTCGGTAAATCGCCTATGGTTTTTTGCGCATGAAAAGCACCACGTTCGTCAATCTTAAAAGTAACTTTCACCAGCGTTTACCCACAATCTTAACCGTCATATCCATCGCTTTATTAAACTGCCCTTCGTGCATGACGACCTTGCCGTTTATTTGTATCGCTTTCGCTTTAGCAGGCCCGAACGCGCTTTCTATCTCATCTATAAAATTTGTCATTTTCAGTCAGGAATTTGTCTTTAAAATCAGGTAATCATTAAAGTCATAGCTCGCGCCATAATCTTCAATTAGTTTTTGGTCGATGATATTCACCACTCTAACTGTCTTGCCCTCGCGTACTTTCAAACGATTAGCCAACTCATAAGCTGCGGCTTGTCCGGTAAAGCTATCGTCACTGTCTAAATAGATCCATACCGTCTTGACTGATTCAGGTATCACCACCGCTTTCATGTTATTAGCTGATCCAGTCGCCCAGCATTGCAGTCCTGTGTCGGCTGTCACGCTTAAAGCTGTTTCCACGCCCTCAGCTATTGCCAGGATGTCATCTACGCTAAATAGTCTTATAGCTGCCCCTACCAATGGTTTAATCACTGGCAGTATCTTTCTAGGCGTAGTCACCTCCGCTTTCGTGCCATCAGTGCTTAAATAAGTAATGTGATAAGTTGATACGTCACCCGTTGCCGTTCTAAACACCGATACCATCGCAGGATGAAGCGACTTAACGCCATCCTGCCAATACTCAACACCGTCATGTTGGTAGCAATCTTGTTCCGGCAACACGGTGATGCCGCGCCTGGCTAAGTACAGTGCAACTATTGATTCCGGTGTAATGCGCTTTAATCCTGCATGAATACGTTTAATCCGATCTTCGGCTTGCTGGGTATCGGCTGGCTTAACGACTTTTAATGCTGCGTTCATAATGTTTGGCCTAACAAGTTGTGCAGTGTCTTTGAATGACATCCCAGTAAATTCAATCGCCATGTCTATTGGCTGTTTGCTTCCACATTGGGAACAAAAGTAAAACTCTTTGGCTTTATCCCATCGTGCTCTATCAGTGCCTTGGCAAAAGATGCAAGGTTGATGCTTGCCATTAAATATCTGTGCGTTTATGCCTAAATTTGTCAAAATTGATGACCAACGGCCTACACATTCAGTTTTAAGGTCGGCTTTCATGCTGCCGACTTTTTCTTTTGCATGGCTTTGGCATAGGCTATCTTCTTCATTTTTATCTGATTAATGACAGCCTTGCTGACAGGCGCATTAGGCGTATGCTCAAATGACCAGCTCGGATCATGGCCGACAATATCCCTAAATGAATAGTAAGCGCGCTGCTTCTGAGTGTCTGGATTACCTGACTGCCGCGCTAAAGTACAAAGTTGCTTATAGAGATCAAATTCATTATCAGCCGCATGTTGTTTACCTAGTTTTATCTCTTGCATTGCACCCGGCAAATGCTCAATTAAACTTCGGCTGACTCGCTCAAAGCCGCAGGACATACAATGCTTAAAAAACGGCACTGAGCCACACTCAGGGCATGACGGCGTTGGTTTATCCTCGCCTTCTTCGTCATCTTCACGAATAGTTTTGTCGAGTTCTTCACCATGATCTAACGCACCTAGACCATTAAAATATATTTCTTCAAAGTCCTCTCTGAAGCGAATGATGTTTCCTGAAAAATCCAACAAAATACATTCAGTCTTGCCAGTATCAGGTGACGACCTAAGGCCACGTCCCCACATCTGTATAGCAGTAGACAAAGACTTTCTAAGCGGCCTACAATCACAAACACACTCAACGTCTTTGACATCAAAGCCTTTCGCTAAAGCCTCAACCGATATTAAAACCCTGATGTTAGAGTCGTGTTTTTTGTACTCTTTCAGGATAACGTCACGTTCTTCTTGCTTAGTCCGGCTAGTAAAGACATGGGCGACAATACCGGCTTGATTAAACTTATCAGCCATCACCTCGCAATGCTCAATGGTTGCCCCAAAGACGATAGTTTTCTTACCGTTCGCGTAGGTCTGCCATTCACTGACGACATCGCCGACAATATCCATACCTCTTGCGGCTGCGTCATTGTCTGACCATTCGCGCTTACTATCATCAACGCCTTGCATGTCAATCTGAGTGCAGCTATAAACCGTCATCGGGACTAATATCTTTTCGACCGTGAGCTGGTGCATAGTCGCTGCATTAATCAGATTCGAAAACAGCAGGCCCAGACCTTTAGAAAATGGCGTAGCGCTTAAACCGATCACATTAGCCGAACAGTCTTTGATATGGTCAACCCATGACTTATAGCGACAATGCGCTTCATCAATAACAATCACATCTGCGTCAGGCCAGCCACGATTCGCTAAAGTCTGCACACTCGCTATCTGTAACTTGTACTTTTTATCAGTACGCCAGTGATTCGCTTGAATCACCCCATGTGCTGACAAGCCATAGTTATCAGCCACATTGCTAGTCTGATCGATCAGTGTCGTTCTATCGCAAACAAACAGCGCTTTCTTACCCTTCTTTAGCGCCTCGCTCATGATGCGCATACCTAAATAGGTTTTTCCTGCGCCCGTCGGGGCCATGATTAGTTGTGACTTATGACCCTCTAGCGCACCTTCTCTTAATTTACTATGAGCATCACTTTGAAAAGGCCGTGGTTCTGGAAAGTCGGTGGTGACATAATTGAATTTATCGAAATCAATAAACAGTGACTCATTCACGACCCACCTCTTTAGCCAATTTTTCGTATTTGGCTTTCCACATTTTTGCTTGACGTTTAGCGGCGTTCTCAGAGTTCATAGAGCCGTTTAAGCTTTCTTTTAAGACTCTGGCTAATTCTTGAAACTTTTTAACTTCGGCTAAGGCGGTGGTTAGTTGGTCGTTTGATTCAAATACTTTAACCATGCTTTCAACTTCGGCTTGCAGGGCAGTATTATCGGTCTCTAGCATTTCGATGGTTTCTTGCAGGACATCAAACGGATCTTCAACTGGACGCTCGATAATCTCAGGCTCAACAACAGGCGCTTTGACTTCCTCAAACACGCCTTCGATCACTTCATCTTCCTGCGCGGCTTTTAATATGCGTGCAGTTTCAGCGAGTGCGGCAGTAGCTTCTGCCAATGCTTCTTTATCAGCTTGGTCTTTTTTGATCTGTTCAACTTGGGCGATTTGTTCAGGGGTTATATTTGCAATTATCTGCGTCATCTCATTAATAGTTAAAACTTCGCCATTTGAGGTGATTCTTATTAAGTCTTTATTTTCATAAATTCTTATTAATCTTGCCGCATGATCTACAGAAAAATTAAAGTCAAATCCGACATTCGATGTCGGATTTGAACCGCTTTTAAATCGTGCCGCCCACTTTCCATGTTCTGTTTTTAGCTTCAATTCTGCTAACATTTCACCAGTCAAAACTGATTTATTCATTGCGCTTTTAGAGTCAGATAATGCCGACTCCCAAGTCTTATTAATGCCAATAACTAACTTCTTGTTGCTTTGTGCTAATTCTTTACTCATGTTATAATTTCTCTCGTTGGATTTAGTTTCAATAAGCCGCTGTTTCTGCAAGGATTGAGCGGCTTTTCTTTGTCTATCTACTTACTTTCGAACATCACCCCAGCCATAGATAAATACATTCGTTTGAATGTGGATAACTCGAACACCTATACTTTCTTATGGTTAGGGCTGAAAACCCAAACCCTCATGTAGTCAGTGTTCGGGGTAAAGATTCCCCTTACCCAAATGATCGGATAATTCGAATCTACTTAGAGTGTCACAGCACTCAGGACGGCAATCCTCTCGATATGTTTTGTTGCCGCTAACCAGACTTAACACCCATAGTAGATGCCTCGCTGCGTCTCTGGTTGTCCACTTGAGTTACTGCCAGACTAAACCGGATCACCTTTAGCTATTAGGCCGAAGTTCCGTTTTTCGTCTCGATTTGCAATAACTCATTGGGATGATTCCCACCGCCAGGGGCTTGCGCTTTCTTCCCCTCTATCACACCAGCCCGAACGCGTTTCACCTGAAATCTGCTGATGCTTTTAAAGCTGCCAAGTCTAAGTTGACGAGCTTTTTACTACTTTCAAAAAGTTCAATTTCTTATACGTATAAATACTAATGATGCTTGCTTTATACGTTAGCGGCTTCTAATCAAACTTCTTATTCGGTATTCTAGGTACACTGTTTTCTTCTAACCATTCTGTGTAATCATGTTGGATAGCGTAATCTTCGAGAATGATGTAGAACAAAGTTGCTTTTGTACGTCGATCATTCTTTGCCATACCTGTCAGAAATTTATCGAGCATTTCATCAAGCCTGACGGATGTTGTAATGTCTCTAGCCATGTTTATTTTCCAAAGATGTCGGGGCGGATTTCTTTAGCCAATTTTTCAATGGCTACGGTTCTTTTATATGACGTGTCTCGATGAACACCGTGCCTAAGTCTATTGATTGTTGGCTGTGGAATATCAACAATAGCGCTTATTTCAAGCTCAGTAAGACCACTATCTCTAATTTTATTTAAGGCGTTTTGTATGTTCATGGATTCTATTATATACGAAAGCGTATACCTGTCAAACGCAAACGTATTCGACCAATCAAGTAATCAGCCGTATATTTGTCAAATGACTACATTACGTAAGAATTTAAAGAATGAAATGGAATCCAAGGGATGGAACGCTACAGTATTGTCTGAAAGATCAGGAGTTCCACAACCAACGATACAACGGTTCTTATCAGGCACGCATGGCGACCCCCGTAGCAGAACAATTCAAAAACTCGCTAAAGGACTTGGCACAACAGAAGCCGCACTAAGAGGCTTTGAAGAAGCTGAAAAGCCCGTTCCTCTTTATGAAAATATTGAAAAATTAAACAAAGAAAATAAGGCGCTAATTGAGCAGATGGTAAATACTCTTGTGCAAGCTCAGCCACAAGCCAATCCGCCTAAACCCCAAAATAAAAGCTTGACAGCCCCTGCTGAAAATGTGGGGGGGGGGGGTAAAACAGCCTGAGCCCATACAGCAAACCCAGTCGCAGGATAAACGCATACTGCTAGATAGCTATAGCCAGGAGATCTGTGCAATCTGTGAATAGTGTGGGTTATAATGAATAAAAAGGCTGATTAACAGCCACTGGAGATGAGTATGACCACTATAACTTTTGATACACATGAATTGGTCAATGAGCTTGAAAGTAGCGGACTTACGCGCGAGCAATCAGAAACAGTGATAGCTGTTTTAAAAAAGGCACAAGGTGAGTTGGCAACAAAAGCCGACTTACACCGTGAAATACTTGAGCTTAAAGTGGACATTGTTAAATGGGTAGGCGCTTTAATGCTGGCACAAGTCGCTGTTATTGCAGCCTTGGTAAAACTCTTATGACCACCGTAACTTTTGATACCAAACCTTTAACGACCTATCGACAAGACGTCGTAGCTTGGGCTAAAGAACAGGCCGAGCTTATCCGTGCGGGGCGCTTTGACCTGCTTGATTTAGAACATATAGCGGATGAAATAGACGACGTGGGTAAAAGTGAAGCAAGAGAATTAGCAAGTAGGATGTCGGTATTGATGGCGCACCTGTTAAAGTGTCAATATCAGCCAGAACGTAACGGCAGCAGTTGGCAGCGTACTATCAAAGAACAGCGCAAAGCATTAAACCTGCATATAAAACAAGTTCCCAGCTTAAAGCAAAAACTTAATGACCCAGACTGGTTGGATGTGGTTTGGTCAGATGCTATCACCTTAGCTATCAAAGAAACGGGCATAGGGGACTTCCCCGACTACTGCCCTTGGGTAATGACAGACATTCTTTCCCATGATTGGCTTCCAGAAGACAAATAAGCCTATTTAACCCCACCAAACACCCAGCCAAAAACGCTTAACGGCGGTTTTTTTGTGCCTGATGGAAAAAATATCCCCACACCCAGCTAGCCCTTAGCCTATTTTGTGGGGTTTTTATGGCCTAAAATCTAGCCTACCAAGTCCATCAGCAATAAAAGACAATACCAGGCTATTTAAACTAACACCCTCTTGCTTAGCTTTAGCGACTAATTGCGCGTGAATGGACTTAGGCACGCGCTGCACAAACTTTCCTGATGAAGGTAATGGAAGTGCTAAGGCTGTCGTGAATACAGGCTTAGGAATAGCATCACCCATATCAGCCACCGCAGATACCCAACTTAAAAACGCCTCACGCCCCATCTCAAGCGCTTCGGCTTCGGTAGCGCCATCCGCCATACAGCCCGGTAAGTCAGGAAAGCTTATTAAGAATCCGCCGCCCTCATTTTCAGGAATGGGCTCAATAATATGGGCGTAAGCCTCAAACGCATAAGGCGGTTTAATAGCCTTAATGACAAATTCACTCATGGTTTAATTCCTTAACTTTATCAATCAGCAGTACAAATTGACGAATATACGCGGGTTTAATAGGCCGATGCGCCGGTACGCAGACTTTTTTAGCAATCCCAGCAATACCAAAGACATGATGGCTACCCCCCGCGCTACGCCAATCCACTAAAAAATGTTCGGCTACGGTTTTAACGTCATCAATCCGCCAGTCACGGGGATTATTACGCATCTGTTCTAATAGTTTATTGGCTTTGCTCATGCTTATATAGTATTGCATATAGTATCAAGCATCAATCTATACTTAATCCAATTGCATTAACAATCACCCCTTGCAGGTTTTTTTGTGCCTGAAATTAAGCTAAGGTCAAATTAATATGACGACCTAGTGCTTTGGCTGCCGCCTCTAATTGATCTAGCCTAGAGGCGTGGCTAAGATCAAATAAGCGGTCGACTTGTGGCGCTTTCCAGCCTAAGCGTCTAGCAAGGTCGGCTTTACGGATGCCTTGCAGGGTCATTTCTCGATAGATCGCTAACTTAACGCCCTCAAGCACAGAGGGTCTAACCGTGGGCAACTCAGGACGAACAGAAGCTTCTGGCAGAGGTTTACGCGCCTCAACATAAAAAGACAAGCCTGTCTCTAGCGCGTCAACAGCGTGCAATAATGCTTCATCAATAGTTGCGCCAAAGGTAATGGCTTCTGGCACATCAGGGAATGTCACCAATATAGCCCCTTGGTCAGGGGTCAAAATAACAGGGTAATCAAGCATAATAAGTCCTATTTTAAGTCAAGTTGACGTTTAATAGCTGCTTCCAAAATATCCATTTACCTATCAAGCCGCTACTTGATCATTAGCCAGCGACTTTAACAAATCAGGTTGTTGCTGGGCGATCTTTAACAAGGTTTTAGCTGCGCCTGATGGTTGCTTACGCCCTTGCTCCCAACCTTGCAATGTACGTACTGATACGCCTAACAACTGGGAAAACTGAACCTGTGTTAGGCCTGTGCGTAATCTTGTCGACACAATAATAGGCAATATATCATCCTGTTCAATAGTTCCATCCGCACGCGTTATCAATCGTCTTAATCGGCCATCAGAAAGAGCAACTAACTCAGTTTTTCTGGCACTTTCCCCCGACTTCATTTGTCGAACAGACTCCAGTAAATCGTTACAAAACTGCATCATTTCGTTATCCATGCTCTGCGACCTCTTTTAATTGTTTTAAAAACTCAGTGGGTAAATTATCAAACTTGGTTTTGGTGTAAACAATCAGCAGCACAATAACGCCATTATCTAACCGATTAAAATAAATGACTCGTGCCCCACCTCGCTTGCCCTTGCCAGTAGCCGACCAACGCACCTTACGGCAACCGCCCGACTTAGGAATGACATCACCCGCATAAGGATGTAGCGCAAGCCATACTTTAAAAGCCTCTAGCTCGTCAGCTTCCCAAGCATCAGCGGCATATTTTTCAAAAATGGCGGTTTCAATAATGGTATACATGATCGTTATTGTACTCCTAAAGCGTATAAATAAAATACTTTCTATCTCGCTTAAAAGGTTTTTTTGTGCCTGCCTAAAAATAAATCCCCCTAGCTATCAAGCACTTAGCCTGTTTTCGTAGGGCTTTGTTAAAATAATATACGAATTCGTTTGTATTAATTTATACGTTAGCGTATATTATCCCTCAACAGCCCAGCACCCTGTTAGTTTTGCCCTCATGTATTTTCAAGGATGATGGACTTTATACCCCGTGCAATACGGGGCTTTTTTGAATTTAGTAAGCCCTGTCGTGATAACACGTGACACTGGACAGGGCGTAAGTAAATAGTCGGTTGTCGGGGCTTTATTGGCCTTACAAAAACCGAGCATGCAAGCCCATCTATATGCAAACCCAGCTATTGGCGGGATCTAAAATCAGTGGGTAGTTGCATGACGATTAACCGAGCTCAAAGCGGTTAATGCTAGAACCGTAACTAGCATCCTTAGTGATACATCAAGTTTTAAAAGGTCTTGGTGTATCAGTAAAGATCGTGACTGATGTAGCTTTATCTAAGCATAACTATTGACATCAGTCATTGCGGCCAGAGTCCACCGGCTCTGTAATAAGTCCGGTGCAGTTAAGTTAGTGATGACTTTAAACAATGCCGCAAAAGCTAACCCTAGCCGGCTAAGTGCTAGGGACTTTTAAAACTGATGATTGTGCTAATAGTCCTCAGCTTTAAAAGTCCATCTTATCCATTGCCGCCCGACTTTAAACAGGCACGAAATGGAGCGCTTATGAGAGTTAAGCGCGACGAAGCTACCGTCATAAAATAAGCAATCCACTGTCGCGCTAGACAGCTCTAGCGCACCTTATTTGGAATTATTTATGAGTCTATTAAGACGCATTTTAGGCAGTAAAAAACAAGAATTTGTTAAGTATGATTTTGTAAATCGCTCTGCAAAGTTGTCAATCGAAGATCACGAAGCACACTGGCATCGTGAGCATTCTCAAGCAAAAATTAGCAAGCTGGCAGCAGCGGCCACTATTATCATCTGCGGACTTGCCGCCAGCTTTGCTTACAGTAAAGCAACACCTGCATACAGCGCCCAAGTGGCTGTCTGTAGCCTTGTTGATCAAGCAGGGGGTGAGTGATGACCCAGGTAGAGAAAGAACGCGCATTTATCTTAGAGTGCGGCAAGCTTAACCGTTCAGGATGGATGTCAGTCAAATTTGACATCGTTAACTTGTATGCTGAATTTAAAAGAATAGGCTATCCAGCCACCGCAATCATTGGGGTTAAGCCATGAAGTTATTTATGAAACTTCTAGCTGAACGTGACTTTAGACGGAATCGCCCAGCTAGAAAAATAACAAATGAAACTTACTTAAACACCTACGGACGGCTTTATGCTGTCGGTGAGTGTCAATCATATTTTAACAGGGGATAGGACGATGTGTAAAAAATCAGAATCAATTAAAGAGTTAGCGGTAGGCTTAACGAAAGCCCAGGGCGCTTTTAATCACGCAAAAAAAGACGTATCAAATCCATTTTTTAAGTCTAAATATGCCGACCTTGCATCAATCATCGATGCCGCCAAAAAACCACTTGCTGATAATGGCTTGAGTGTTGTGCAAGTTGTTGATGTCACCGAGGCAGGGATCATGGTGCTGGAAACAATGCTAATGCACGTATCAGGAGAGTGGATTAGTGGCAAATACCCTATTAATCCAGTAAAAAGTGATCCTCAGTCGGTCGGCTCAGCTATCACTTACGCGAGACGCTATGCGTTTAGCGCGATCACTGGCATCGCTGCTGATGATGACGATGGTAATGCAGCAAGTCAGCAAGCCAAGACAGAACCCAAATACCAGCAGCCTGAGCAGCCGAAAGCGCATCAAGGTTTTGATTATATAAAGCTACTCAACGGTTCAACCTGTCGTCGTGATTTTGTCGAAAATTGCAAAAAAATACCCGCTGAACTTGTTGAAAAATATACCGATGCCATGCGTGAAGTCGGCAAAAGATTCCCTAAAATTGAGGCAGTAGCAGCATGAGCGCCGTTATGATCGATGAAGAAACCGGTGAAATGATAGCTGCAAACGTTATGGTTAGGGTTGAAACAGCCCCAGCCATTACATTAGATATTAGCTTAGTAGCTACGTATCACAAAGAGCCTAGCGCACTTGTAACATTGATTAGTGCTCAAGCTGGCTATGCAGTGTTTAGTGACATGAACTCTAGTAAAGAGCGAAAAGCCTGCTCATCTCATGCTGCTAGTATTATCCGCTGCATAACCCCAGCGGCTAATAAATCAAAACGTATGGCATCAGAGGCTAAAAAGATAGTCAATCAAGACCTGTCTTTTAGGCGTGACTTTGAAACTGGTGTTAGAGAATTAGCGGCTTATCACCGCCTACCGCTGACAGAGTGGGAAGACGAGCAAGCAAGGCTTGAGGCTGAACAACTAGCCAGAGAAGAGGCGCGACTAGCGGCTGAAAAGCTAGAGCTTGACCATCAAGACGCTTTAGACATGGACGAGCTAATAACGCTTAGAAAGGCTAGAGAAGCAGCCGTAGAGCAAGCCCGTCTTGCAGCTAAAGCGATTGAAGATAAACGCTTATTTGATGCGGCTGTCGATGCAAAAGTGGCATTGGCACAGATAGCGGAGGATGCTAGAACTAAGCAAGCATCCGATGACACAGCCGCACGTCTATGTGCCTCAGTGACCGAGCTATCACATAAAGATGACAGCAGAATCATTGAGCCAACTGTTTTCAAAGCGCAAAAAAATAGCGCAATTAGACGGCGAATAATATCAGCTATCGCTTTTGAATTTGACATATCAAACGAGCAAGCCGAACAGTTGATTTTAATTGAGTTTAACTAATATTAACGCGCTCAGCAATGGGCGCAAAACTAGGAGTAATTTATCAGTAATGTATTTAGCTTTACCGGCACTATTGGCCGCGATGCCGAAGTCAGGTTTTCACCAGCAGGACTGGCAATACTAAATGTGACCGTTGCCAATAATATTGGCTTTGGTGACAAACAAAAAACCAACTGGGTGCGTGTAGTGCTATTCGGTAAACGGGCAGAGGGCTCGCTAAAAGATTACTTGAAAAAAGGTCAGCAAGTCTTTGTTTCTGGTGAATTATCGACTAACGAGTACGATGCTAAAGACGGGTCGGGGAAAAAATTCAGCCTAGAGTTAAACGCTAATATCATCGACTTGGTAGGCAATAAAAAAGAAAGCTCAGCACCAGCACAGCAAGCACCAGCCCAGCCGCGTAATAACGTTGATGATGCGCCTTTTGATGACGACATCCCTTTCTAGGAGTCGCCTACCGTAACTTAACAAGGGTGTAACAGCCCTTTTTTTGTAATAAAAATAAGGAGTTATAACTATGCCACAAACTTCAGCACAAAAACATTATCAGCTGCACAAAAAAGAAATCAGCGCTAAGAATGCGAGTCACCAAGCTGCTAGACGCTATGCAGAAGCAAATGGTTTGATGACTAGATCACAAGCCGCCTGTTATTTAGATATTACTACTCAGCAGCTTACAAACATTGAGTCATCAATTAGGAACATAGGCAATGTGTGGGGTCTACTGGATTTAAACCATAGTTTTTACACAATTGAATCGATCGAAGCGTGGAAGTTAGCTAATAAAGAATACTTTGCTAATATAAAAAAACTAAGTGGCCCAGAGCCGCTGTGGACAATGCCAATGCTTGAAATGATCATTAATTTTATGCGTGACAATGCAGAATTATCGATCATAACAGCTAAGTATAGAAAGGCTCAGGAGCTTAAATCATTAGAATCAAGGTACGCATTATGAGAAGGCTATTGCTGTCGTTGCTGCTAGTCTCATCAGCCTCTAGCGCCTCAGAAGTCCAGTGCTTATCACGCATCATGTTTTCTGAGGCCAAGGGCGAAAGCCTGTTGGGTGTTTTGGCAATCGCATCAGCGTCTAAAAATCGTAGTGTTAGATCAGGTGTTTCAATCTGCAAATTGAAGGGTGTGACATCAGAACCGATCCCCGCTGATATTAAACCCCACTTTGAAGCGCTGGCTAGATCAACGCTAAACAGCAAAAAAAGCGTGGTCTTGAGCGCTGACAGCTGGAACACCGGCACTAAGCCGCACTTGAAAGGAGATATAACACGCCAGATAGGCAAGCATGTTTTTTATACGATGCTGGGGGAGTTATGAGTAAAGTATTAGCGGTATTGCTAGAGCTAAAAGAGTGTTCAGATTACTGGTCTGATTACGCTGTTCCAATCGGCATACATGAACGGATTGACGCGGCTATAGCTGAACTACTCGCCCAACCCGAGCAAAAGTTAATGACAAACAGAGCTATAATTCAAGCTTGCCCAGACCACTACTATGGCATGGAAAAGGAAGCTTTTAAGGTTGGGATCAAGTGGTATGAAAAGTATATCGCAAGAATAGGGGTTTATAGTAATGAATAAAGAAAGAGAGTTACTACAAAGAATATTGGATACTCAGCACACACTGCCTGTTCATATTGGTTATGAAATTGAACAACTACTCGCGAAACCTGAGCAAGAGCATGTGCTATGGATTGACCCGGAAAATTATAAACAAGCCATTGCCACGCCAGATGGGGCATTACGATACTTAACAAGATTACCTGCTAATGGAGACATACCACTCTACACATCACCATCAAAACGTGATCCATTGAGTGATGGAGACACTGCTGACATGTATCACGCTAATAAAATGGCAATACACCCCGATAGTTATTGGTCAGGTATTAAAGATGCAGAAAAAGCCCATGGTATAGGAGAGAACCGATGAGTAAAGAAAGAGAGCTGCTGAAAGAGATTATGAGTCATTTTGCGAAAGGTGGCATCACAATTAGAAAGTTTGAAGATAGCAGTGATGTTGCGGAGACACTTCATACTGCTCAAGAACTGCTCGCCCAACCTGAGCCTGTGACAAATGGACTAACTATAACCTCCATGGCTGTTATGCCTAATGGTGTTTCTGTTGGCATGGCTGTTATGTCTAATGGTGTTCCTGTTGGCAATGTCTATGATGCTTATGAAGAGGGTAGAAAGTCTGTAATGGTTGCACAAGAGCATGTGGCTTGGATGAACGATTCTGGTGGATGTTTTCTATCTGATGGAAATAAATATAGTGAAAATTGGACGGCTCTATACGCTGCACCCCCAAAACGGATTGAGACTGAGCCTGAGCTTAATCAAGAGTCTAGGAGTAAGCCTTTTTGTGAGCTTAAATCGAGTGAGGATAGCTACTCACAAGAGCCCGTGGCTTGGCGTAAAGAACATCCAGGTCACGGGTTTTCTTTTAGAAGTTATGACAATGATGGTGAGGCTCTCTACACAGCACCACCCAAGCGTGAGCCTTTAAGTGAAGATGAAATTTTTAACGTGTGGCCTCCATCGAAGAAAGTGCCATGCTTATCCTCATTTACAGCAGGCGTTAAATTTGCGGAAAAAGCACACGGTATTAGAAATGAGAGATGAGGATTATTTGTTGATGACGATTGGAGTAGGGTTAGTTATATTTGTGAGTATGGGTCTAGTTATAGATCATGGATACACAGTCTACAAGATAGCTGAGTGCAAGAATAAAGCTATTGAGCATAACATGCCTTACTTAGAAATAAACGAGGTATGCAGGTGACTAAATCCAGAGATTTGTTAGAAAAGGTATTAGAAAGAAATGCGGAAGGATACTTAGATTTTTGCGGGATGGATGTATTAAAAAATGAAATAAAAGAACACCTCGCCCAACCTGACCATATTCCTGATGTCGGGAGTATGGTTGAGCGTATAAATTGGCTAGAAGATCAACTAAAACAGATCGAACAAGATTCACCGCCAAAGCCTGAGCCTTTGAGTGACGCGGAAATATACGAACTTGATGATGAGGTAAATGGTTTTGTTGGTAAGAACGTAGTTAGAGCGGTTATGCGCTGGATTAGAGCGGTAGAAAGAGAGCACGGTATTGGAGTAGATGATGAGTAAGGAAAGAGACAGGAAGCTTAGAAATATTCTGGAAAGGAGGATATTCCTTTCCAGAATTTAGTAAGAACAGGCGGCTTAGATAAGCTCTAATTTGACAACCCCCAAATGTTTCGAGTATGCTATGCCCTGTAGTTACATAACTACACGGGATTGGTCTCTCGGAACAAAGGCGTAAGAAACGCCGCTATTTGCGGTTTTTTTATGTCCATCGCTTTACCCCCATATTATGGCAGGGTGAGCGAGGCAGTCGCAAGACTGGCCGTTCCCTTTGTACGGTAGACCAACCTCGTTCATCTTGCCACCATAGATTGGTCTCTTTGGTGGCAGGTTTAAGACTTGTTACAGAGGAATAAAATCATGACTTCATTAGCACTAAGCTTTAACAATATCAATCTAACTCCAGTTAATCACAATAACCAAATCTGGTTAACATCTGTCGAACTTGCCAAGTGCCTTGGATATGCGAGTTCAGACTCAGTGTCAAAAATTTTCGATAGAAATAAAGAAGAGTTTAATGATGATATGTCTATCATTTTGCGAGACGGTCAAATTGACGGTCTGGGCGAATCTAGCGGCCTACAGCGTGAGCAACGTATTTTTAGCTCACGAGGATGTCATTTAGTTGGAATGTTCTCAAGAACTGCAATCGCTAAAGAATTCCGTAAGTGGGTTCTTGATATTCTGGATCATCAAACAAAGCCCCAACCCGGACTAAAAGAACTCCCCCCGTCTCTTTACATCTCAGAATCCGAAGCCACACAGTTTAAAAAGTCTATTGAAGCTTATTGCAAAAGTGACAGCAAAAGTTACGCCGTGCTTTATCGAAAAACCTATGATCATTACGGCATCACCACTTATAAAAACATCCCTGCCAATAAGCTTGAAGAAGCCGCACGACTTTTAGGCATGAAATTACTGCCCCTGAAAAAGTCAGCCATTCCTGCTGAACCGTTCACGCTGTCATTTACCCCTGAACAACTAGAAGATCTTGTAGCAGAGAGAATTAAAAGCGTCTCTGGTGAGGTTATGCCTAAGCAGGTTATTTCAGAGGACACCATTACGATAAGCTTAAATGGTGGTACACGGGTTATTAATGTTATCTTCAATGGCAAAAACGATAATCCCACCCAAGATTATTTAGTCAGAGTTCATCAGGATCATCTGGCTCTTCGGGAGCTTAACGATAATGAGCAAGTTAAGACTCAAGAACAATTTATTGTTGATCTAATTGAAGATGAGCATATTGTTCTAAAGAAAGCCGATCTCCTAGCTAGACTTGAAGCGTAAATAGGTCAATTCGTTACGCTTGATAATTAGAGTTATCGGGCGTAGTGATTTACAAAGTGTTATAAAGTAACAAAGTCTGCTGTTTTTAGTGGACTTTTTTTTGCCTGAAATTTAGCGTAATGTAGTGCCTCAAAAAATAATAATTAGGGGTAACTCATGATAATTTTGTGCGCCAATCAAAAAGGCGGAGTTGGGAAGTCATCAATAACGTGTAATTTTGCAGCTTATCTAGCACAGCAAGGCAAAGATGTTTTAATCGTCGACGCTGATAGACAGCCAACATCATCAAAATGGATTCAAGAGCGAGAGCTAAACACTTTAGATCTTCCCGTTATTCATTGCGCCCAACGCTATGGCGCAATCAATAAAACGATTAAAGACTTCAGTCATCGCTATGAATATGTTCTAGTCGATGTCGGAGGCCACCTGTCTGAAGAAATGCAGTCAGCGTTATTAGTCGCCGATATTCTGTTAATGCCGTTTCGTCCTAGCCAACCAGACTTAGATACTACCGAAGAAATGGTATCGGTCATCAAAAAATCGCACTGGATCAACGAAAAGCTAAAAGCTTATGCAGTATTGTCTATTGCGCCAACTACGCCTAATGCGAAAGAATTAGCGGCTACAGTAGCTTACTTTGAACCATTCACTGACATTCAATTAGTTAAGTCTGTGATTCATGATCGCAAGGTCTTTAGAGATTGCATGAGCGAAGGCATGGGTGTCGTTGAGATGTCTGGCTCAAGTGTTTCAGAAGCAAGCTCAAGACGGGAAATAGCCGAAATGGTAAGTGAGGTACTAAGTGGCTATTAAACCTTATGCTGAGACAGCCGCTAGAAAAGCATCACTTAATCCGACAAGTCATGATGACAATTACATAACTGAGCTCAATATATTTTCTCTTGACCGTATTAGTGCATTATCGAATGACGAAATAATAGATCGTATTGAAGCTATTGAGTCGCAATCATGGCTATTAAAGTCCAGATTGCTCTGGGAGCTGCGAAAGCGCTATCCAAGTGATAAAGAATTTGGGCAGTATATAAAAGCTTGGCTTACTTCTACACGCCACTTAGTGGCGAGTAGCCAAAGTCAAATTACTAACTTAGTGAGTATTGGTCGATTTTGTGAAGAAACGCGCATTGATGATATGGGTAGCATTAAGGTTTATCAAAAATCATTATTAGCTTTATCTCAACTGGAGGATACGGCTGTCGCAAAGAAGATATTGCGTAATATCGTTAATAAAAACTTACCGGTTGAAGAAGTTAAGCGGGTTATTTATCAAGAAACAGTCGTGCATACAATCGACCAAGGTATTACAGAAGTTATCGACTACGAAGCTAAGCCAGTTTATACGATCGATGTGGTCGCTAATGTGGCTCAAGTGGATAATGCTGATGAATGTATAGGGATGATTAATAACGAGCCACCAGCGCACTATTTAGAACCCGAACCAACTCTTATGGTTAGGGATGATAATTACAAAGAGCGCGTGGTTGATTTAATCGACAGTTTTGATTTACGCTTTGCTGATAACATCGTTTTGCTTAAAGAAGTTATTGCGGTTTATCAGGATCGGCAATATCCGAAAAAATAATAGGGAATATAACTATGAATTACACTGAACGATTGAGCCGATTTGCTGAGATTGAAAACTTAAGTGGCAAAGCGTGGGAACATGCAGTGGCGATTGATCTACTGGCTACAGCTAAGCTTAAAGATTGTTCTATGCACTGTTTTCATTATCAGCAGATGCTAGAAATGTTAATGAAGCATTTGTTAGAAACTAAAAGTTTATATGGGGCTTATCCGCATACGCATAAACTTAATAAGCTGCTTGAGGCTTTGATTGGTCAAAGTGATTTTAGGACAGATAAAGCAAAATACTTTATGTCATTGCAGGTTATAACGGTTTGTGCAGAAGAGTATCGTTACAATTTTTTGATTGATTGCGAAGGTTATCGCGAAAGCGTGCGAATAGCCGATGAATTGTTAGATGAGTTGTTGGGGTTTTAAGTTATACACAGGTCGTGATTCGTTGCGGCCTTTTTTAATCTTGTTTTAACTTGTTTTAATCTATTTTAGAACGCTAATTCCTTTATTAAATCATAGTATTACAGACTTTAATATAACCTTTATACTGGCTATTGTGTGTTTTTTTGTAAGAAATATAACTTTTCGTGTAAGAAATATAACCTTTATCCTGTACTATATAACTTTAAAATAAATTGGTTATAGTTAATGCCTAATAAGAACTTGATTTGTAAAGATAATCGCATTATTGAGGCAAGTTATAAGCTAACACTTAAAGAGCAAAGAATTGTCTTAATGTCGATAAGTCAAATAAACTCATTAGAGAAATTAAATGAAAATATTATTTTTATAATTTCAGCAAGTGAGTATTCATGCGCCTTCGGCATGAGCGAAGACGCTGCTATTAGAGAAATGAAAGCCGCCATTAGGCTTCTTTATGATCGCAGTATAAAAGTTATACTTGATTCTGGGGCTATTGAGGATTTTAGGTGGATTTCCAAGAAGACTACTGAGCTACCTAATAAAAGCATTGGACTTAGATTTTCTCAAGACATTGCGCCCTTTCTGTCAAACCTAAAAGGTCGATTTACTAAATACCAATTAGTTCATATCAGTGATATGAAATCAGTTTTTTCGATTCGCATTTATGAAATGCTGATGCAATGGAAAGTAAAGAGATCGGTCGTTATTTCAATAGCTCAACTTAAAGACAAGCTAGAGATTAGTGATAAGTACCCCGCATTTGCAAATGTCAGGCAAAAGGTTATAGATCCTGCTATTTTAGAAATTTCTAAATGCTCAGATATTGTCGCAAATTACGAGGTGCTTAAAACGGGCAAAAAAATAACATCAATAAAGTTTTCATTTGATTATAAAGATAAAAGTGGCGGTACTAATGAAATTAAGACAGAAGCAAAAGCCAGGCTGTCTAAACTAAAAGAGGCGCTAAAGTAAAATCTCGCAGCTTAGATTCAAGCCACGAGATTTTTAACTCACTAACAACTTTGCCTCCGCCATCCGCCTAGTTTGCAGTCCACCCAAAATTTTGCCACCAGCTCTACAGAATAACTGTATCTCACTTGCAGCCTCAACCCAATCGCCCTTATCGACGAATGGTTTAAGTGAATGACCTACATAACCGCCCAAACCAAGATTAAATATTAGGTCGGCTATAGCAGCGGTTTTGTTTGGATGCGGAATCAGAATTGGACTTACACGCAAAGCCTCATTAATCGCCTGTGTTGCTAGCTTTATTAAAGCAAGATCCGCTGTCGCTTGATTCCATTCCAACCCCTCAGCAATATTTTTGCCAGTGCAGCCATAGCCAATTGTCCATATTCCAGCAGGGCATTGATAGGACTTTAGTTTGCATCCTTCTGATTTTCTAAGCAATGGTAGTAAAACGTCTAGTGCATTCATTTGTTAATTTCCTAAGGCTTTGGTTAAGTCAGGACCGCGATCAGGTGTGCTTTGTCCGGGTTGCCAGTAATAATCTTGTCCCCAGTCTTTATGAGCTGATTGACGCATTCTTGATAAATAGCCGGGCGATAGTAGTTCTTGTAAGTCATGAAGCCCTGCGTGATCGATGGCCGACTTTGCATACCATAGGTTTAAGAAGGGTAAGTGTGATTTTGCAAAGCGTAAGGCTTCTGCTCCAGCAAAGGTATCTTTACCTTGTGCAGCTTGACCTATATTTCCGACGGTTAAATTGGCCAGTTCTATAGCGCTTCCAGCAACTGGGCCGATTAAACTAGCCCAGTTAGGCTGTCCACCTCGGTTATTACCTCCTAAGCCTGTATAGAGTACGTCACCCAAAATACCGATGCCACCACCTTTTACCATAGCTGCTCCCCAAAATTTAGCGGTTGTTGCATCACGAGGGTCTTTGCTGTTTATCATATCGCTAAGTTCTAAAGCAATACCGCCGAATATTGTGATGGCAGTGGTTAGTCCTACGCCATAACCTACAGATGAGGCCTTATCGCCCATACGCCATTGCTCAGCGACTCTGCCCCAATGTCGTGAGATCATAGCCATAGGGAAGCCCTTAAATAGCATAAGAGATCGTAACGTCTCGCCTTCAATCGTGCCTTTTTGTGTGCCTCTGGTAACAGCTGCTCGAGTTTGTAAGTCTTGCTCTAAAGACGCATATTGTGATTCATCAGCAATAATCCCCAGCATTTTTGATACCGCTCTATGTTGGTCTCTTAAGGTTAGCCCTGCTGTTTCTAGCGCTTCTGGCGATATATTTCTAAGAGACTGCATCGTCAGCATTTGACTGCCTCGCCAACCCTCAGGAGTAGCCATCTGCCAGACCTTAAAGTCTGTCTCATTAATACCTTTAGCCATCAATCTTGATTTGTCGCCAGATTCTAATGCACTCCAGTCTAAACGGGATATTTTACCCAGCGCACCCATCATAGTGACTGAAAATCCGCGTCGTAGCGCATCCGTCCACGCTTCTAATAAGCTAGCCTTCATGGTAGCGTTAGCGAGTTTCCCCGTCCAACCCTTACCAATATTAGATTCTGCCCAGCGATTCATATCACTGATGACGGACTCTGAGACTAAGCCAGCTCTATTGGCATAATCTTTAGAGTCGCCACCAAATGCGGTGATTAAATTAGTCAGTGATTCGCCAAAGCCTAGTTTGTTATACCCAGTCGTGGCAAAATAGGTGGGTATATCTGAAATGCTGGATATCAAGGCGCTTCCAAGTTTACCGAACACCTCGACATTACGCGCACCTTGCATCACTTCGGCTAGTTTCACATTAGCAACATGACCAGCATTGCCATTAAGCACATCCCACATATTATTAGTCGTCACTAACCAAGGCCCAACAAGATCAGTTGCTCCGGTTTTGGTAGCTACATCATGCAAGTAACTATATTGTGCTGTTGGGTTAGGGCTCATTTCTTCGACTAGCGCGATGTCTTTGGCTAGTTTGGATACATGGCCCTGCATAGCTGAAAGAATGCCACCTCGGTTAAATTGTGACGCATAAGCTAGATAACTTTCGGCATCCTTAAAATGAATGGTCCTATGCTCACCCCCTTGGTTAGCTCTCATGCCATTACCATGAAACTTTCCGACTTCAAGCTTATTTAAGCCACCTGTGGTGATGGTCTCAAAGGCATGGCTCAGCATCTCGGTCATGGCGGTATCGTCGAGCTTAATGCCATCATCAGTAAGATAGCGAGACCTATCTAGTAGTGGCAGGATGGTTTTTATCCAAGCCTCTGCGCCCGATTTAAGCACACGAATAGCATCATGAGGCTGTGGCAAGTAACCATAGTCAAGCTTACCTATAGCGCCACCAGCAGCATTAAACCGTAGACGCATAGACTCAACGGTAGCTAACCATGCTTGCGCACCTTTTTTAGATAGGGCATTACCTGAATCTTCACCAAAGACTTCACGTACTAGATCGCTGGCTTGCTTGGCATCTTCAACCATACCTAAAAACTTAGGGTGTACCGCATGGAACGTATCCATAAGATTGGCAAAATATTCATTAGATACGCCTTTTGAATAATTGCTTACTTGATCTAGTATCTTAGCTACAGAGGCGAAGGGTTTTAAGCCAGAAGCTAAGCCTGACTCATAGCTAGTCATGAGCTTGTCATGACTAATAATAGTTAAGGCGACACGCTGCTGCTTCTTTGCAGCTTCGGCTTTAATATCTTTTGCGGCTTGTTCGGCAGCAAGTCTAAATTGCTGTGGCTTACTTAAGCCCATCATGTTTTGTCTATCGGTGCGCCATAATTGTTCTTGAGCTGATCTAATGCGCAGTTCTATTTTGTCGGCTTGGGCTTGGGTAATTTGTCGGCCTAAGGCTTGCGATACGGCTTGGATACATTCTGGTCTCATAACTTACTCGTTAATCCGTGTTGACAGTAGGTAGCACTTACGACTACATTGACAGGTATAAACTTATTTATTGGGCGCTTAATCACATGTCTACCATTACTTTTGATACTTTAAAATTTGCTAATAAACTTAAATCTGCTGGCGTTCCTGAGAAGCAAGCAGAGGCCGAAGCAGAGGCGCTATCGGAGGCGCTTGAGGTTAATCTAAAAGAGCTGGTCACTAAAGAATACCTAGACACTAAGTTTCAAAAAGAGCTTGCGCCCATATTAACTGATCTGGCCGTCTTAAAAGCTGACTCAATAACGCTTAAATGGATGATGGGCATCTTAATTGCTGGCGTTATGTCCATTGTCATCAAGACCTTTTTCTCATAAGCCACCAAACTTTAAGAAGCAACTAATCGCTGACGTTGTCGCCGCTTCGGATTGTTCAGCAAAAGCCATATCTTCATCAGCCCTTGCCATAAGCTCAGAGGCTGTGCCTGTATCTACCGTGCCATCATCATTAGGTATTTCAATCTGACGTGAGGCATCCATGCTGGATAGAGCCTCACGCGCTGAGGTTATTTCTGGGGATTCTAATAATTTAGCAGCGACTCTACCTTGCTCTCCAGTTCCTTCGGCCATTGGTCCTGTGGCACGTCCAGAATCGTCCCCACTTCCTCGTCCGTCAGTTCCTTTTCCAGCTGTTCCCGCGTAAATTTTGCCACTAAGGCCGCTGCTATCAGTCTGCCCTGAAACGTGGCTTGGGTTGTGGATGCCGAGTTGCTCATAACGATTACCTATTTGTTGTGGTGCAACATGCAGATCGCTCAGCATATTGTTTATTTTGGTTAAGGTGACTCCAGCAGCGTGCTTGTCCGCCATTTGCTCAGCTTTAAGCCACCAAGCTTCATCAGTGTATAAGATGTGGTTATCATTTGCCACCAGTGTTTGCAGTAAATCATGGCTGGCGGCATAACCGTTGGCGTTCCATTTATCCCCCGTGGCAAAATCGCCAGCGCCTTTATAACCGGTGGTGTTGTAATAGGGTGGATCAGCCAGTGACAGCACATGCTTGCCTTTGATGACCTTGCTGCCAACGCTGTCAAAACTACTGCCTGCTGGCATATACTCATATTTGCCGCCTCGGCTTTTAAAGGCTTGGGCTTGCTTATGTGCTGCGGCCATTTCGGTGATGGCTTTTGCTAAAAACTTGTCCGCTACTGTGCCATCGGGCAAAGTCATAGTGGAGGCTTCATGGATTTTTACACCGCGATTATTAAAAGCCAAGTCGCCCAGTGCTGATAACAAGACCTTGCCCTGTTCGGGGAGCTTGTCTGCACCTGAGGTAAACATACGGTTGAAATTTACCCCTTTACCCGTGCCAAAGCCTGCCAGCTCAAGGCCTATTTTATCGAAGGGTGATGGCGACACGATAGGCTTGGCGCTGCCGTCGGTGTCCTTATTGTTTTTAAATTCCTCCAGCAGTTTTCGATAAACCTCCAGCGCCCCGGAGCTTTGCATATCTTCAAACAGCTTATCGCCGCGTTCATGCATCCACTCGATGCGCTTGATGCGCAGCGGGTTTAGCTCGCCCAAGCGAATGCTTTTAACATTGGGCAGGATGGCGTTAGCCAGCGACGTTGACCACATGCCGCCACCGGCAAACCAATCATCAATGTGGGTTATATCATGGCGATTTATTAGGGTTTTTAGGGCATTAACCGCCATGCCCAGCACGGTTCTTTTATTGCCTTTAAAAGTAGGCATGCCCATAGCAATATCGGATTTATCACCAAATTCGTTGCTATCCGCCAGTGCTGCGGTGTCTTTGGCATTAATGTCTTGCGTAGTCTCTGAGGTAAAGCCCTGCTCGCCCATATCCATAGTTGGCGATTCTTGAACTGCCTCAACTTTTGCAGGCTGCTCAACCAAAGCATCAAGGGTTTGCGTAGGCGCTGGATTATCTGCGCCTAATGGCTGGATATTATTATTAGTTGCTGATTGAACCTCATCTTGTAGCGCTGCTTCATAGCGAGGCTTAACTTCTGGATGCTGAATAAATCCATTATCTAATAAATGTTGTTGTTCAAGCCTTGATATTTCACTATGCGCAGCTCTTGCCTCATCATCCTTAGCGAGCATTTCATTAAGGCGGCTTAAGCTATCATGATGCGGCTGCATGTCTTCTTGCCTTACTGCTTCCCCTAGTGCTGTGGCTGATTCCTGCATAGCTTTGCGTTGATCGGCTAATTTTCTAGCAGGCTCTCTGTGGCCCGTAGTTGCAAGACGCCCTGCGTTATCAGCATCTAATAGCGCTTGGTGTTCGGCGGCACTATCTAGCCCTTGCTGGGTGTAATCACTATCTTCAATTTGTTTTAACTTCCCGAATTCATATAATAAATGCACCACTACCTAAAAAGGTTAGATGGTATAGTTTCCGTCAACCAAAACAAAAAACTAAAGAGGTGCCAAATGCGAACAACATTTACCCATCTAACCCAAGAAGAAAGATACCATATCTACATAGAACATAAGAAAAAAGTTTCCGCTGGTCAAATAGCCCAAGATTTAGGTCGAGATAAAAGCACGATTACTAGAGAATTGGA